GGTTAAGAGACAACAATAGGGCATTCTCTAATGCACCGTTCATAGACCATAGAGCTCGTATCTATGATCGTGGGTTAATTGGACCACAATCTGGTGAGACATTTCGACCATTCCTTAATACTAATGTTGCAAAGAACTTTAGTCCTGAAGATTTTAATAACTTAAATGATCAAATTGGTGCTTTTCTTGGTGGATTGAATGACTACTTCGAAGGTAATTATAATTCATTAACATTTACTGGTAGGCAGAAAATTGCTAATAAATGGCGTTCAGAGCTTGTTGCTATTGGTAATCAAATGTTAAGAAGTAAACCTAATGATATTAGAAAAATACTAGAGAACCCAATACTTCATCAAATCGATGGTGAGGATGTTGGCAAGTTTTATCGTTTTGCTTTAGAGACAGCTAAGATTGATAATTACTTAGATGGAGACTATTCTAAAAAGTCTTTGGCTAGGTTAATTGATTACAAAACAGCGCTAGCTTTAGAACAGGATGCTTCTTCGTCAGGTGCTCAAATTATTGCTTTAACAACACGTAATAAGCAGTTAGCTGAGCTTAGTAATGTAATTCCTACCACTCAAAAGAAAAGACTTTATGATGAGATTGCGGCTGCTACGTATAATGATCCTAGATTTAAGAAATTAAATGAAAGGATTGGATTGACAGAAAAAGATCTTCGTAAAGCCTCTAAAGCACAAAACATGGTATCATTCTACGGAGCTGGTGAGAGAACTGGTATTATGAATGTTGAAACTAAACTTGGGAAGATTTTAGGAAAAGATGAGGCAACATTAGTTGTTAAGGCTTCTGATCGTGATAAAATCCTCGACGATATCTCTGCTAGAATGGCTAGATATGAAAAGTTAGATCCTGAAATGTACCAGGAATTGGTTGTCTTAAGGAAAAATGTTAGGGATATGTTGAATAAAGGCCAAGATCTAGGTGATGAAATCATGGATCAACTTTATTTTTTAGACCCTAAAACAAAAGATCTACTTGAGAAAATGTCTGCTCAATACGAACGTGTAGTAACTCCAAATGATTTTAAGGAGATTGCACAAATTATGAGTGAACATCTGAGAGAGCAAGTACCTATATTAAAAGAGTTTACTAGATACTTTGGTAGATTAGCTGAAGACTATCTTACACATGCCAAACCAAGTTCCTCTGATTTTGATTGGAAAACAATTAGTAAAACAGCTCTTCTTGGTTCTAAACAGAGAGGTTATGTTTTACCTAAAGAAGTTAGTAGATTATTTGGTTTAAAAGATAATGAAGCCGTTAGTGAAAAATTGTTAAAGCGTTTTGGTTTTTGGAAACCTGATGGTAATCTGTCTGAAATAATTTATGGTATAAAATCTCCTGATACACGTAGAACAGGTGCAAAATATTTTAAAGTAGAGATAGCACAAGTAAAAGGTATCTATGAAATGGAAGTGTTTTATGCCAATAAGTTGCCAAAATCTTGGACAAATGTGCCTTGGGCTAATTTTGATGGTAATATTATAGAACAAAATTTTACTCAGACTTTTGAAGAACGTTTGAATTATATTGATCCTAATGGTTTATGGATAAAAAATATTATTCAAGTTCCACAAAAAACCGAAGCTACATGGTGGGAACAAACTATAAACAAATCAGGTAAGATCAATGATATTGCCGATGTGACTAAAGCACGCACTGCTTTTGCAGTTAATGGTAATCACTCTAATGATGCTGTATTGGTTAAGAAGTTTCATATATGGGGTTTAGAGAATAATATTCCAACTTCCACTATTCACGATGCTTTCTTTGCTAATACGACTGATATGCTAAAAGCAAGAAGGGCTTTACGTCAAATTTACGCTAATTCCTTAAATAAAAACGTCATTAAAATGACTTTAGATGAGATGCGTTCTCGTGGACTTCCTAAAGAACTATATGATAAATATTTAGAAGAGGCTATAGAATTAGGATTAATTCCAGTTGTTGGAAAATCACGCGTTGGTGGTAAGCTTTTACAAGATACTGATATACTGACACGTGAGGATATCTTAAAAGAGATTCCAAAGGATTTTTCTTCAGATCTTGGCTGGTATGGTGTTGGCTAATTATAACCCGTTAAATTAACCCAGGTGTAAAAATGCACCTATATTGATACTGTGTATCTAACATGAGTTGTACTCAAAAGGAAATAAAATGAGTGAAGAACAAAACAACCAAAATGATGGCGATGGTCAGTCTACTTCTCAAAGTTCTACTAGCAATAGTCAAGTTAATAATGAGCAGCTTGCTAAACTTGTTGCAGAACAAGTTGATTCCCAATTAAAGGATATCAAAGATAAGCTTAACAAAGCTTATGGTGCTCGTGATGAGGCTTTAAAGAGAATTGCTGAATTTGAACAAAAAGAAAAAGAAGCTGAACTAGCTAGGTTGAAAGAAGAGGGCAAACATAAAGAAGCTTATGAGCTACAACTTGCAGAAGAAAAAGCTGCAAGAGCTGCACTAGAAAAACGTAATATCGAGTTAACACGCGATCTTAGCGTTAAAGATGTATTAAAGGCTTACCCTTTCAGAAATGACAATGCTTTTGAAATGGCTTATCGTGAAATTGTAGGTGCATTAATTCAAAATGAATCAGGTGACTGGGTACACAAATCTGGTACTGATTTGAAGAGTTATGTTGATACATTTGCCAATAGTGATGAAAATTCCTTCTTGTTTAAACCCAAGACATCTTCTGGTGGTGGTTCTAATCCTCCCAAGAGTGGTAGTAATGACACTACTAAGAAATCTTTATTTGAAATGTCACAAAGTGATGTTTTGAAAATGGCTGCTGAAGGTAAACTTCGACGTAGCCGCTAATAATATCAAAGGAATTTTAAATGACTGCTGTAACAAACCTGTCTGGTGCTAGTAACTTTGTTCTGCAAGAAGCCATTAATGGCTATGCTGATGAAGCTTACACAAATGCGAAAAAGCTGTCTGGTACTGGTATCGTTAGTGGTAACCCTGATATCGACACTTCTACCGAAACTTTTATTGGTCAAATGCGTTGGTTCAAGCCTTTAAACCCTATTATCAACGTGGCCTCTTTAACAGATAATGCTGATGGTACTGGTACTACTTACTCTTCAGACTATCTGACTTACATTAAGTCTGTTCGTACACACGGTGCTACTAAAGTAAACCTGCAGTCCGTTGTTACTCAGCAAGATGGTTTGGCTAAGATCGCTCGTGATTTTAGTGAAACTCGTGGTCAAGATGAACATAATGCTATTTTGGCTGTTCTTCGTGGTGTGGCTCTTGCTGAAGCTGTTAATGGTGCGGCTGCTGGTTCTGGTAATACCGGTCTTGGTGGTCAAACTTTTGATAATGATCCTACTGATAAGAAGTATGGTTTCTACGTTGACTTAGGTGCTGCTAAGGCTGTTATTGATGCCTCTGCGTCTGCTCAAGGTGCTGCCCGTGCTGAGGGTTTCCTTCGCGCTATGGGTATGGCTTGGAAAGACTATGAGCCTGAATTTGCGTACCTGATCACTTCTCCGGAAATGATGGCGTCTTTGCGTTCTGCTAATTTAGTGGATCAAGATCGTGTTCAAGATGGCAACATCATGTTCAATACCATTTTCCAGGGTAAGTTGCGTTTGATTCAGACTCGTGCTTCTCAAGGTTTCTCTACCGCTGAATTAACTAAGATCAATACTGGTGCTGGTGTTGATATTGTTGGTACTAAGACCAGCTTTATCGTTCTTCCTGGCGCATTAGCTATGGAAAACCTGGCTATTGCTGAACCTACTGAAATCGAGCGTAAAGCTGCTGCCTATAAGGGTGGTGGTACTACTTCTATTTGGCATCGTTGGGGTTATATCCTGCATCCGGCTGGTTATAATTGGATTGGTGCTGCTGACGACTTCCCTGCTGATGCTGAGTATCAGTATGCTGTCGAAGGTGGTACACCTAAAGCTCTGACCACTGTTGCTTCTGGTACTTTAGCCTCCACTACTGGTACTTGGGGTCGTAAGGCTACTTCTGCTTTAAGTTTAGGCATTTTACCTGTTTTCCACTCTTAATCAATTCAGGAGGCACTTATGGCTCTCGCTAAGGGTGTTAATTCTTATGCAACTGTAGCGGAAGCTGATAGCTATTTCTTAGATCGTTTAGATGCTGCGATTTGGACTGCTGCAGATGCTACACGCAAAGCACAGGCATTAATTACAGCTTCTTTATTACTAAACGATCAAAAGTGGATTGGCATTGCCGTAAGTGATTCTCAATCTTTGGCCTTTCCTCGATCTGGCTCATATTTCGACTCTATGATGGGTACTGAAGTCATCTTAACTGAAGACGAAGTCCCTTCTAGAGTTATTTCTGCAACATATGAACTCGCATTACACCTATTAACAAATGGTAATGTTTTAGACGATACTGGTAGTGTAAGGAACATGGCTGTTGGTGCTATTAGTTTAGAAGTTATACAGAATGCGAATAAATTAAATGCCAATGTAAAACGTCTGATTAAGCCTTTATTAGTGCTAGGAAGCAATTCTTGGTGGAGGGCGAATTAATGGATTTCAATAGCCTAATTGATAAGAATGTTGATAAAGTCTTTAGAACAGCAAGCAGCTTAACAGTTGATGTTGAGTTTAGCAAGAAAACTTTTTCTGAATTCGATTTTGGTAATAGTGAAGCCTCGTATACCGAAGATACCGTGAGTATTCGTGGTTTTGTTTTCACGACTAAAAAGAAAACTGATGAAAGAGTTGTGTCTTCTAAGAGTTTGATGGTACAAAAGAAAGATATTGGCAATCTTAGTTCCTATGATACTGTTTCGATAAATGGCACTGTTTGGGGTGTAGGTGACGTTATAAAAGATGATAATTATATCATTGAGTTCGAGTTAAAGAAAGAAGGATAATATGGGAAAGTATTCAGCATTAGAAGAGGATATTTTTTCCATATTTGATGATGCTAATTGGAAGGCTGAGGATATAAATACATACCCCTCTAATTTTAATAAACAAGAGGGTAACTCTGAATTTATTAGAGTCACGATTATATCTAGCAATCAAGGTTTAAATTTAAAGTCAATTTCAGGTATTTTATTGATAGATATATTTACAGCTGCAGGTTTAGGTCCGAATCAATCTACACTTATTGCAGATACACTTGATCAATATTTAAGTGGTATTAGTAAAACTTTAACTAGTGGTGCTAGAACACAATTTTATTCTAGTACTTTAAGCCCTATGGGGATAGATAAAGACAATACTACATTATATAGATCGCAGTA